AGTTGCACTTCACGTACGCCTCGCGGAGTTCCACGACCATGTCGGAGAATCCGGTCGAGTCGGGCGTGCCGCCGCTGGTCTGACCAGCCGGGTTTCCGGTGCCAGTGCCGTCGGCGTAGGTCGGAGCAGCCATCGGGGTGATGGTGTCCGAATAGACCGCCGACCAGTTCTTCCACCGCGTGACGGTCGAGGGGTTCACACCCGCGACGTCGGTGAAGTTGGTCGGAGCACCGCCGTTGAAGCCAGACGAGCCGTCGGTCGCGTCCACGATCCAGTAGCCGACGCCGTAGATCTTCTTGTCGTCGGTCGGGTTCGCGGGAACACCCCAGAACCGCTTCTCGATGTGCTCGGCGAGCGAGATCATCGCGTCATTGCGACGGATGCGGACGAGGTCCACGATCTGGGCGGGGGCGCGGTTGAGGGCGATCTCTCGACGCTCGATCGAGTAGTTCGCGGTCATGTGACGGTACGGGATGTTCGCCGTCGCCATCACGTCAGACACATTGGTCTGGTCAACCTCGTACAGGCCGGTGTCGCGGGCGGAGCCGCTCGACTCGGTCATGAGGTTCCACTGGATGTTCGGACCGGCGGTGAACTGCACACGCGACTCGTTGAGGAGTTCGCGGAGAGCACAGTGATCCTGAATGTCGGTTGCGATCTCGGTGAATCGAGCACGGCCCAGTTCATTCTGGGTCGTGGTAATGAGATCGGCAAGATCAGAAGCCTGAAGAGCCATGACTCATTCCTTTGCCGTGGCAGGCGTCAGTAGCCCAGTTCCCGCATACGCTTCGCAACCGCCTCGGTGGCACGGGATCGAGCGTCGCTCGATTCGGCATGCCTCGAAGTCGGTCGCAGAATCATCTTGCGTTCGCGGTTCTGGACCTTTGAGACGACCTGCTTCCGGTCGTTGCTTGCCGCTGCATCCGGGAACTCCGAACGCAACGCCTTTTCGAATAGTGACTGAGCGTCCGGAGCCTTCTTTCCGGCGGCCTTGTAGCCAGCCTTCAAGATGTCCATCTGCTCACGAATGGATTCGCGATTCTTCTTCTGAGCCGGGGATGGTGCATCCGACCCGAAGATCTCGCTGTGGTTGGCGAAGAACTCACTGACCGCCGGAGCACGCTCCGGCTTGACCGACGACTTCTTGATTTCGTCGATCTGACCCTTCAACTGACCAATCATCGAGGACACGGCCTTCGCCAGATCCGTATCCAAGTACTGGTCAATGTCGCCAAGTTCGAACTTGGGTTCTTCCTTGGCCTTGGGCTCGTCCTTGGCCTCGACCTCTTCGGTCTCAGCCTCGGACTCGACCTCTTCCTCAACCTGATCGTCGGTGGAATGGACATCATCGACGACCCGGTCTTCGGAAGGGTCACGAATATCGAACGGCTCGCGTTCGACGGTCTCTTGGTTGTCGCTTGATTCAGTCAAAACCCTGTCTGTCCCTGAGGCCGAGGGCCTTCATTGCGGCCTTCCGGTGGGCCGAGTTCTCGAATATCGCTCTGCCGTCCGAGGTGTAGTTCAGATTCACGCCTCTCTTGCGTGTCTCTTCCATCATTCTCGGTACTTCGTCCGGATGAGTACCGGCAGATTCCGAAGTCATGGGCCATCCCTTGGATGTTCCATGCACTCTTTCATGTTCGCAACCAACACATCGGGACCAAACAACCCCGTCGAGTTCGATTGCTTCGCCATCCCACTTCTTGGTCCGGTTCAGCATCTCGCGGACTGACATGATCAGTTTCCGACGCTCTCCGGTTTCAGGATGGGTGTAGATGTATCCCGGCATCAGGGACGACTCCGCAATCCCGGACCACGACCACGGGTGGCCTGATCGCCGGGGCCGACAGGCCGGGATCCAGACGGACCGACCTTCGAGCGAGCCACCTTCTTGCGACGGGCCCTCTCTCGCCTGTACGCCTCGGCCTTCTCGGCACGGCCGGGTCCAACCGGAGACGTCGAAAAGTCCTTCACAGGCGGCCGGTCGGTCGCGGCGTCGAGGGCAGACGTTGCTGGATCCTTCGCCATCGCCATCGCATTCGAGATCATGCCCTTGACGGTGAAGTCATCGAACGTCTTGATCCGTGGGTTCCGTGACATCTTTGCCATCACTTCTTTCCTTTCTTCATCGGCTTCTTCTTGGTGACCTTCTTGCCGGTCTTCTTGGCCTCGGCCGCAGCCGCAGCGTATCCGGCCTTCGTGTACGAGAAGTGCTTCTTGCCTACCTTCGGCATGACTTTCCTTTCTAGCACCGCCATCGTCGGCGTGCTGCCTTGCCTCGCTCGCCGGTCCATCCGGCACTTCGAGCACAGAATGACTTCCGGCGAGCAGCACGCTTGCCGGTTGGGTTCTTCTCAGTCACCGCCGTCTGCAACTTGCTTCCGGGGTTCTGCCTTCGGTATTGAGCGACGCCCTTTGCCGTCATGCCAGCGCCCTTGCTGACTGGCAACTTGCCGCCGCCCTTGACCGTGATGTTTTTCATCGAGCCTTTCCCGGCCATCGTCAGACTCCCGGCCTTTGCATCATCTGCTCTTGTTGCGGAGTTGGGTTCATTCCGAGCATCGCCTGAGCCATCACCGTGTCACGTGCCGCTCGGGTTCCGCCAGTCGGCGTGTACTGACGAGTACTGCTTCCGGTGCTGCCCTTCTTACGGGTCTCCGCCGATCCGACTCGGCTCTCGGCCTGACCTGCCGGGTCAGGCTGCGAGCCGACCGGCACGAGGAGTTCCAACAACTCCGGGGTGTTGGTCAACTCGGCCATCTGTCGGTTGAATGCGACCGCGTCGAACATGACGCCCTGCTGCTGAAGCATCGGCGCCATCGGGAGCAGGTAGTTGGACACCGCATTCGTGATCGTCTGGAGTCTCTGACTCGGACTCGCGTCCTGCATCGAGACCGGAGCGATGTCGAGTTCGAGTTCGAGGAACTCTGTCTCCTTTCGTTCGCTCGGCTTGAACTTCGTCGGCACCGAGATGCCGGAATCGCCGAGTGGAACATCGACGGAGAACTCTCGAACCGGGTCGTAGAACACCCAAGAGGCAACGTCGTGCAGAACCTTCTTGGTGAAAGTCAGCATCCGGGACTGCATGTCAAGGATCTTCTCGCTGCTCGAAGCCTTGATCAGTTCTTCCTGACCGAGAGTTCCCGCCGTCTGCGAAAGTCCGGCCATCGCGTCGAGATTGCCCGCCAGATACGAGAACAGTTCACGCATCTGGACAGTGAACGCGGTCGTGACTTGATCCGGACCGCCGAATCGCATCTCGCGAGTGGCCTCCGGCCGATCGACGCGAACGATGTCGCCGTCGTCGGCCTGCATGATGCGGTTTCCGTCCTCATCGGCGCCGCCTGAGACGACCGTGATCGTCTTCTGACGCTCCAACTGCCGGATCAACTTGCGGAACGAGCGGTTGATCGCGTCGTTCATGTCGATCAGGTTGGTGATCGGCGGCACCGGCATGACCGTTCCGCTCATTTCGCCGAGTGAAAGCAGGTGATACGGGCCGAGTTCCGGCCCATCCCACTCGACTTCGCGGAGAACCCGCGTGCAATCGACTGCACCGCGAGCATCTGCCGGGAAAGTCACCATCAGATTGTCGTATGGGAGGTAGATGTCCCACAATTCGACGAGCGGATAGGCGGTGCTGCTGTCGTGGAAGTACGAATCTTCGTTGGTCAGAGTCTGAACACGGCTGTCTCCGTACTCGTTGTGCGACAGCGTGCTCGCCGGAACGAGACCGTCAGCCGCAGCACCGAAGATCTTCGAGTCCCGGACCATGTCCAGCGGCAACAGGTAGCGGTTTCCGCAGAACTGCATCGCCTCGAACCGGCTGGCGTTCATGTCGATGACCAGATCTTCCGGATCGATGGCATCAACGAACGGAAGACCGGCGTCGTGAAGTTCTCCATGCAGTTCGGCAGCAGCACCTTCGGTCAATCCGACCTTGACGGCGCCGACGTAGAAGATCGCGTCGAAGACTGCGGTGGCAAGAGTCGAACGCAGATCGATCTCTTCGATCGTCTGGTTCATCGTGAGTTCGAGTTTCTTCGCGAGCGGGGCCAACTCACGCTTGCGGGACGAGATCGTCACCGCAGGGTTTCGAGCGGCAAGGTTTCTGCTGAACGTCTGCACCGCGAGGGCGAGCATGTTCATCGGCATGCGTTCGGCATTGCTGGTAGCCGAACCGTAGTGGTGGCCGAGGTACTGCCGGAGCGTTCTGGTTCGCCGCTCTCGGAACGGCGTCATCTGCTTTCGGCTCCACTCGATCGCGGTCCCGATTCGTTGGTAT